TCTTCCCAGGCTCCGGGAGGGATGGTACGCATTACTGCTGCTGAGTTTCAGCGATTTTTTGAGGATGCAGTAAGGGAGGTGACTAAATGATCCCCGATATCGCGACGGCGCTGGCCGCCAGGCTCGGCGAGTGGGCTGATGCTGAAGGGATCCCAGTTGCCTGGGAAAACGTGCCTTTCACACCGCCATCTGATGGGCTCTATCTTGCTGTCCATGACATGCCCGCCACGCCGCGTACGGTAGACCTTGGATTGCGCTGCCGCATTTATTCAGGTGTATACCAGATTAACGTTGTGGCCCCAGCCGGTACAGGCCGTACCGATGTTGTGGCCCTGGCTGATCGCGTGGCTGAATTGTTCCCCGAGGGGCAGGAGATTGAAGGCAGGGGTTTTGCATGCTGGATAGATCAAACGCCTGGTGTTTTCCGCGGGATCACTACATCTGTCTCTTATACCGTTCCCGTGAGTCTCAATTATCGAGCTGATATCTCCAGCTAATCCTTGCAACCTTCTAAACCTGACCGGCACTTTGCCGGTTTTCCCGTTTCTAAAGGAGTAACCAATATGGGCTTTGCATTGCCTAACGGCGCTCACGTCTATCTGGCATCGGGTTATGGCCCAGCCATTACTTTCACCGGGGCGACGAACGCCGAAAATATGGTGATCACCGTGAGTGAAGCGGACGCACTCAAGGTGGGTGATATTGTTCATGTGAACTGCAACTGGTCCGGTGTTGATAACGTCATTGCAAAAATTGATGCGATTGCCGAAAGCGCCGTAACTCTTCGCAATATCAATACCACCAACAAAAACAAATATGCCGCTGGTGGCGGTACCGGTTCGATCCGCAAGGTGCTTGAATGGACCGAACTGCCGCAAATTACTGAGGTCTCGAAATCTGGTGGCGATCAGAACACCACACAGATTCAGTTCCTGAGCGATGATCGCCAGCGCAACCTGAATACTTATAAATCCGCTGTCTCTCAGACCTACTCGATCGCTCACGACTCAACTCTCCCGGTATATCCGTTGCTGCGCCAACTGGACGAAGACGAAGAGACGGTTGCGGCTTACATGTACGTGCCGAAGGCGAAGGAAAACCGTTACTGGGCGGCCACGGCGTCCTTTGACGATACGCCAACTACTGCGGTTAACGAGGTAGAGACAGTAAGTGTGGTACTGAACCTGCAGTCACCGGCGATGACGTTCTACAAGGTGACTGACGCTGCCGCCTAGCCGTCAGAGCTTTTACTATTCCATGCCTCCCATTGTGGAGGCTTTTTTCCGTTAAGAGGTATCGATGGCGACCAAATTCACTCTTCAGCCCAAACCAACATTTAAGGCCAATGTCTCGATCCCCCGGGCCGGCGATGAGGATGGCGTGCTGACGTTCACGTTTAATCACAAACCACTTAAAGATCT